CGTGGATTGGGCACCAGTATCTCCCACACCGGGTCCTTAAAGGGGACCAAGCTACCGGAGCAGTTTACAGTTAACCATTAACCAAATAGACTATTCGACTTCATGGGCAAAATTGTAATAACGCTCATCACTAAACACATCCAAGGATGTGTCTAAAATGAGACGGTCTCGCAATTCATTCATGTCGTAGAGACCAATATCGTATTTCGCCATGATGACTTCCAGGAATTCATCTTCACTTAGAACAATCTCTTCACTCAGTATTGTACGATAAACATCATGAACAGAACTGATGCCTTGTTTCGAGAACCAAGTTAAATCGTTGAGGCGAAGTTCTGAGATGGAGATGTTACATTTCGAAAATCTGGAAAGGAAGGCATCACGAAGGTAGCCAATATGCCGAAACTCGTATGCGTACGATAGGGACTTTCCAGCCATGTATTCGTCGTCGCTCACTTCAGAATTCCGGTTTGCACGAGCATTAAACCGGAACAAAGCCTTGCCTATGAGCGGCACCATACAATGTCTGTCCCCATAAGGAACGAAAAAGCGGGACAAAAACGTTAAATCACAATAAAAGCGACGCTCGTGGGCCTTGAGCCACATCCCAGCGTCGAGACAATGTTTCGTCCAAGCCTGGCAGCTTATACCTTTTTCATCCGTACCAGCGGCAATGTCATCACCAAGGATGGCTACCCTAGTCGATTTTACACGGTTGAACTCACAATAGGAGTACCAGAGGGAGAGATTCCAGATGCTGTTTCGGCCAGTGGTATCAGTGCCGCCGGTGGCCAATTGATTTTGTATTTCGGCACTGATACCATAATCGTAAGAAACAACACGGAATTGTCTGGAGTTCTCGATGTAAAATCGACGGAACCAATAAGGGGCTCCACAACGCTTAAGCCAATGTGCAAATATTTCATGAACATCAACCAGTTGACTCCGATCATTGGCGCTAAAGTCCCCTTCATAATAGCGGGACATACCAAAAAGGTCTTCTGAGATCTCTACATCAGTTTTGGTATACGCCCAGATGATCTTACCAACAACTGGGTCTGAAAACGACTCTAGCGCGCAATAAAGCCTCTTATTGAACTCATCCATAAGAGGTCCTGTCAGGACGTTGTATTCGTCAGAACCGACGTAAATGATGCGCGGGGCCCATGATGGATCGTTCCGTTTTAGGAGTACTTCACCCTTGACCATCAAAGACTTGGTGTTTAGGGCGCGGAAGTTCACATCATGAAGATTGGA